CAAGCTACTAAGGCTATGCTCGAAGCTAAACGGGAGAAGAAGGGTTCCAATATGGGAGCTGCTCTCCAGATTGAGATGGCCCTTGAACAGGCCAGAGCCTTTGAAGAAGAACTTAAGATGCTCTTCATGCAGACTGGTAAGGTCGATGTGTGGAATAAGATTAAGGCACGACAGGCTGAGATGGATTTAGCTGATGCTAAGGAGATTAGTGCTCTGAAGGCTGAAGAGAAGAGACTTAAGCAGAAGGAACAGGAAGAGTTAGAACTGATGTTAGTTATTGGAGGTACTCTGTTTGTACTTCTTCTAGTTGGTATCGGTATCAACGAACTGATGGACTTCTGCCGTACAACTCACAGGTGTGGTCGATGAATGAGTACCAAAAGCAGTTCAATCTATTTTGCAGAGTCTTCTGCTATGGGTGTGCTGCTTGGTGGTTCTTAGGTTTCTTAAGGTTCTTACCAAATGATTTATCAAACAAGATTGTGGCACTTTTACTGGGAAAGATTGGGCTATGAGAATAACTCCGTACCAACAAAATGCTCTGATGATTCGTGAATATCAAAGAGTTATTCATCAGCAACATCTTAAAGAGTTTGAGAGGCTTAATCGTCAGGCTGAAATCAAACATAGACAGCCTGTAGACCCTTTGAAGACACATAAGATTGATGTATACGTATGATTAAGTATTTACTATTAGCACTGCTGCTGTTAACAGGCTGTGAAGACAGGTATCGTTACTACTGTCAGAATCCTGATAACTTTCATGCTGAGCAGTGTCAGAAGCCTAGATGTCAGTTCACTCAGACCTGCCCTGAGTATCTCGTAGCCCCTGTATTGGAGAAACAAGTTGATCAATCACAACAGTCAAAAGCTAAGCCCTGAAGAGATTGAGGTACGTATCTGGGGTTTTGTGGTAGTTGCTATTACAATAATTCTCTTTGGTATTGTCTTTGCACTCCTGTACTCTGTCACATTTGTGACACAACCTATCAAGTCAATGGCTCCTATCGACCAAGCATACACCAAGATGCTTAACGATATTGTCTTGTTGATTGTAGGTGGTATTGGAGGTATCGTAGGTAAACGTGCTGTCAACACAGCCACTAATGCCTTTAAGCCTCCACAACCTCCTATGATGATGGGTCAGCCATGTGTAGGCGGTGGCTATGGAATGCCTAACAGCAGTTACGCTCCTCCCCAGTCAGCCTACGGCCTACCAAGCCAGCCCTTTGGTGCTATGCCAGTGTGGAAGAATCCTGAGTTAGATGAATCTTGGACTCCCGGCCCTCCACCAACAACGCCACCTGAGCACATGGAGCCTGATGAGGATCGTGCCGAGATTGCTGAAGCTAGGAAAGAGGTGGACTAATGTTTCCAATACCACTCCCATGGATCATCATTAGTGCAATAGTGTCTCTGTTCACTACTTATCAAGTTGGACATCATTATGGATGGCTTGAGCGTGATCAAGAGATGCAAGTTGAGATTGCTAAGAAGAACGACGAAGCTCGTGAACTTGAAAAGAACATGACTTCTAAGTTAGCTGATAAAGAAGCTGCATTGAGAAAGGCTAAGAATGAAATATCTAAGAAACAGTCTGCTATGCGTGAGCTTGCCAATACTGGCAGGTTGCGTCTCCCCACCTCCAGTTGTGTACAAGCCAGCACAGGTTCCAGCCCTGCCAATGGAAATAGCAGAGACGAGCCAAGCGAACTTGAGCGACAGACTATTAACACTCTTATCGACATCGTCGCAGAAGGAGACAAAGCCATCGCCAAACACGCAGCCTGTGTCGCAGCCTACAACGAAGTAAGGGAATCTATCAATGGTAAACGCTGATCAATTACGACAACTAGGTATTGATCCTTCTCTGGTTGATCCTTTCAATGAGACTTTTCAAAGGTTTGGTATCTTAACACCAGCACAGCAAGCTTCATGGATTGGTCAGTGTGGTCATGAGTGTGGTAACTTCAGGATCATGGAAGAGAACTTGAACTACAAAGCTGCTACACTGCTTAAACTCTTTCCTAAGACACCTAAGCGTCAGTGGGGTTTCACTCCTGAGGAGGCTGCAGCCTACGAGAAACAGCCACAGAAGATTGCCAACAGGATTTACTCTAATCGTATGGGTAATCGTGATGAAGCTTCAGGTGATGGGTACAGGTTCCGTGGATCCGGATTTCTTCAGCTGACTGGTCATAGCAACTTCTATCACGCAGGTCAAGCTTTAGGAGTTGACTTTGTGATGCAACCTGAGTTAGTTCGTACACCTATGTATGCAGCTCAAACAGCTGGATGGTTCTGGCAAACACATAAGCTTAACCAGTATGCTGACAGTGGTGACTTCGTAACGATGACTAAGCGTATCAATGGAGGTACGATTGGTCTAGAGGATCGAATAAAGCACATTAATCATGCTCTACACGTACTGAGCTAATAAGAAAGCCCCTTAGGAGTGATCCTTTGGGGCTTTTAAGTTTCTAGTCCATGATAAATGCTAGAGTGATAAATCCTATGTGTAGATAGACAACAGGTACAGGATCGTCTCCCATGTTATCGTCTTCGTCCATGATGTACAGTTGATCAGCTTCTAAGCCAAACACCAGACCAGCTTTAGTTTCAAACTCAAGAGTCATATAGTCTCTCCTTCTATGACCTTAAAAGGTACTGTACGTACATATGGAAACTTATTCATGAAGTCTTCCCTTGTAATGTCTCTACCGATGTTAATCTCTTTAAAAGGCTTACCCTCTTGTGTGAGAGCAGCCTTCAAAGATACACAAGCTGGACAGTTATCCTTTGTGTAAACTGTAATCATCTTAGATTTCACATCCGTTAGCAGTGCAAGCCAGTGTCTGAGTACCTTCAACATTGTCTGTACGCTCAATGAAGCTGTCCCAGTCAATACCTAATGGCATCTTAGCTACCATGTCGTGATACTCAAATTCAGTCATGGACTCATAAGGAGCTTGTCGGTATGTTCCTCCATCCATAGGCAAGAAGCTCACACCTGTAATCTCATCAAAGTTATTCCACACCCACGCACCAACTTCAGGCCATTCATTCTCATTCACTGAGATAGTTACTGAAGGCTTATGCTCACAGTAGTGACGCTGAAACAGCAACCACAGCTTCAAGTGTTGAATAGCATTCAAGTCTTCACGCAGTACAGCACCTTTCTCAACTCGCATTGGGAAGCTAAACACTGTAGTGCTATCAGGCTTCATCACACACGGCTCAGCTGGGAATCCTTGAGACTTTAAGAAATCAGTCAGAGGGTCTTTGTTATCAGAGCGTACACGACGAATAAAGTACTGACTGTGCTGAGGATGGATGCCACTAGCAGTGCCTGTAAGCTGAGAGACTGTGCCCTCTGGCTTAATTGCAGTGATGGCAGCACTACGGTTAATCCCGATAGCATCAGCCAGCTTAGCGTTAGTGTCAATAGCAACATTCTTCAGTCCTTCCAAGATAACGGGTAGTTCAGCATTATCAGGATCATTCAACAAGACATTATCCAAGATACCTGTCATTGATACACCCAATAAACGCTCATCTTCAGTGTTTGTCTGCCACACCTTACGCAGGTACGGGAAGTGAGTCATCGTCGATTGAAAAGTCCCCAGAATAGTAGCCAGACGCACTTTATTCCGTAGAGTATCCACACTATCGCTGCTACGAACAATAACAGAAGACAGATTACAAAATTGATAAGGTCTAAGGATAATCTCACTGCAAGGGTTTGTACCCCACTCTTTACCCAACTCCCTACGTCCGCTCTTAGCTGCTTGAAGTTCACTTGCATAACGATTAAAGATGCCTCGCTCTCCTGAGTGTGATTCATAAATACTTGACCATTCACGCATGAAGTGGCCTACAGCAGGTTTGACATCATACACAGCACTGTTGTTAGCCAAGGCACGTTGACCATTGCCATCCCACCAGTTACCAGCTTTAGCGTGAGCCATACGGTCATCACTCAGGTCTGACAATGAGATCATGGCACTACGACGAACACCACCGACAACAACTACCTCGCCCACCTTGCAGAGGATGTCATGCGCTTCAAGTGAAGTGAGCTTACGGCCCGTTGCCCCTTTGAATTTACCAACGACATAGTGGAACAATGAGACAAGAGGTTCTGGGCCACTTGCACGTCCACCGAAGGTCTTGAGCCTAGCACCTGCAGGTCGTACATTGGATACGTCCCACTTTGGAATCTCGCCAGCATACAGTAAGGCGATGACTTGACGCAGTGCCTTAGCCCAGCCTTCTTTGGAGTCCTTAACATTAATGACAGTGCCACTATTGTACAACTCAGTTGGAATCTCAGGTAACTTAGATACATACTTTTGCTCCACACTAAAGCCTACACCTGTACCGCACAGGAGAATGTACATAGCCTCATCAAAGGCTTTAGGATCGTCAATGGGCAAGTATGAGCAGTTATAACCTGCAATATTCTGACGCTCCAAGGCATCACCAGCTGTCATGATGCTACGCATTGAAGGCATAACTTCCAAGTTGGTTACAGCATTCTGCAGCTCAGTACGCATATCAGCTGGAATGGTGTAGTTATGTTTCTCTTTCAAGTGCTTAGTCATGAACTCAAAGTAGCGGTTGACTGTCTCAGGCCAATGCTCTCGTCGGCCTTGATCGTCAAGGTATCGTGAGTACCTGCTCTTACCAATGTACTCTTGATATGGTGTCATAGCTGTCATATTATTCTAGTTCCTTTATTAAATATTCTTGTTTATTCTCAATTACATCATCAAATCTATCGACAAGATCATCACTCTGGAGTCCTAACAGTTCCAAGAGTGTGACCTCATCTAAACGTTTGAGAGCCTCTTTCAGTTCTTCAAATGTGATGTTTTTCACGCTTGCTGATCTCTCTGTCAATGTACCACTTGGCCTTCTTAAGGTCTTCAATGGCATCCTTCTTCAGATCACAACGCCAGATATACTTGATTGCATTTCCTAAGTTAAAGCCCATGTGCTCTGTAATCTGGATACATTCAATACCTGATGGATGCTCAGTGTAGTGAGGAGGTCTGTTAACTACATCCTCTTCCTCTTTGCAGTCAACCCATTCCTTGATAGCTTGATTAAGAGGCATAGAAGATTCTCTAATGTACATATTTCGATTAACCCACTTATCATGCTCAAAGCAGTGATTACAAGGATGAATCTTAGAATCTAGCTCACTGTAAAAGCAAGATTTACATTTATCGTCAAACTTATCACCCATACTTCCTCCCTAAATACTCAACACTTAAAAACATCTCATCAAAGTGTCCGTCATGTACTTCATTCATCATTAGTAAGCCACGCCAATGACGGTTGCTAAGCTGATCCATATAAGACTCATCGTGTAGATAGTAAGAACCAACAATGATAGCGCAAATAGGTTTACCGTCAGCACGTTTACCATAGGCGATCTGTTTACCTTGTTGGTGACCAGCAACGCAAGACATATGAAGCTTGTTGATAATAGCACTAGCAGCACCAGCAGGTCTACCCATAGCTCCCACAGGCCAGTAATGATTAAAGCCCACACCATTGATAAAA